GAAGTTTCTTTTTAGCGTTCTTGATTGTCTCTTTTTCGTTGATTTCCATTAGTTCCATGATCTATCCTACAGTTTATCTCAGTAAAAAGCGCTTAGATAACCCAAGCGCTTCATTAGCTATGCTTCACTGCAACCCTTAGATATTCCTCTCAGCTTCAGTCTTTGGTTAGTATCCCACTGACTGCCATATCTCGGATAAACTGGCTTTCTATCTCTGCTGGTAGCTCTAATGAAACTAGTAACTCACCTAGTGCCTGTTTGTCTGTGCTGGCAATCATTTTCTTTAAGGTGTTTTCGTATTGCTGTTTTAGATAGTCGCAAAATGCCAATCTTTGGGCTTGTGTCGGTGTAGCATTCAAAGCCATATAACAAGCTTCAGTTATCTGTGAGAATAGTTTAGCACGCGCTTCTGGGTGCTTATACAGTTCATAAATGTTCAGACTGGTATCCTCTGCTTGTAACTTTTTAGCTATTTCCATTAGTTTAGGAATATCGCTAGGCTTAATAGGTGTATCATCAGCCATATAATTTAAGCGGTGCTGTTCAAGTTCCAGTCTGTCTTTTTCCGCTTGTTCTAGGTAGTGGTTTTCAGTCATTTTTAGTCTCTCTTTCTTGTTTTAAGATAAATTATGTAAACTTTTGCTATTTGTTACCTTGTTGTTCCCTTTTTGTTACATTGTTAGGAACATATACGAGACCAGTAGTAGCAAGGGTTTAAGGGGTGCTGTTCCCTTGTTACCTTCTCTTCTCTATTCTCTTATATATATAACTATCATATATATTTATATATTATAAACTTTATAAATAAGGTAACAAAGTAACAGAATAGGTCTAATCCCTTATGTATCAATCGTTCAAGGGTGTTACCTTGTTGTGAAAACTATGGAACAACAAAGTAACAAGGTAACATTATTCCTCTTTTACTATTGAGTGTTGTGGCTTATTTAGTTTTTTTGTATCAAATCCGTTAGGGTCTAGAATTTTGATATCACTAGCTTTTGCCCTTGCCCTTTTAACAACATAGCTGTGTGGTGTTAAGTTTTGTAGGTTTCTAGCGATGTCTTTCCCTGCACCGTATAAATTCGGCTTTTGTATTCCCATATCTTCGGCATACTCTCTTAGGCGTTTCGTGGCTAGAAAGACTGGTACAATTCCTAACTCATGCCAGCCGTTAGGAATGTATTCGTTTCTGATAAAACCAAGCAAATAATCATTATCTTCTTGGTATTCCTCTAACAAGTCTTTGATCACCTTAGGCTCAATAAATTGAGTGAAAGGCTTCTGGTTGACGGCTTTATACAGAACGTATTCCAGGACGGCTTTATCAGCTAGGAACTCGTTCTTTATCCAAGGCTTTTCGGTTTGACCGTTAAAGTCAGCGTTAAATGGCACAATCATAATGCGTCTATACCAACCCTTGGTTTTATTCCCACCATTAGGAATATAGTTCCCCGAAAAGATGTTAAAGAGTTTGAAGGTTGCTTCAAAGGCTGGTCTCCCTTTTGGGTTAACCAGTACAGTGTCACCGCTGGTGATGCTCATTAGATCAGACGGGTTTTTTAAGTAGTCGTTTGGTGCTTCATCTCCAATGTTACATACCTTACCCACAAGCGTTTCTAAGTTATGCTTCTCACTAAATTGTGCAGGTTTCAAAGCTGACACGTTACTTTCACCAATTAGATTGATAAGTAAGCGCTGAAATGTTCCTTTACCGTTGTTACCATCACCATAGAAAATAGCGAACTTGTTACGGGTGTAGTTTGGGTTGATAGCCTCTAGAATAATTTGCCAAAAGAGGGTTATTAGCTCACTATCACCACAAGCGATAGAACTTAACCAATCATCAAACGTGTTACCCTCTCTATCCTTAGGGGTAAACTTAGGCGGATTGTAAGCAGTGGCTATCTTGCCGGTAATAATATACTTAGGGTCAAATGGTCGTAGTTGTTTGTTTTTCAAGTCTAAGATACCATTCTGTACTGGTACTAAGTTAGCACTTTCTAACGGTCTGCTTATCTTCGTCATGGTACGTACCATCATTTTTATCTGTTTCCAGTCGTTTGGCTTTATTCTGCTATCAAACGTCTTACACAAAACATTGAATTCGTCTGCGCTAGCGGTATAGATACCCTCGTCGAGATCATACAGATAGAGCAAGCTATTATCAGCAGTGTTAGATTTGGTAATAAACGTAAATGTTACGATTTTACTCAACTCTTTAGCTACGGTAAAGATACTAGGAAGCGGAATGACTGTTTTCTCATTCTTTTTTCCCTCGTTAACTAAGTATTTATTTTCTGAGCGCCATAGCTCACCAGCTTGATAGATACGGTCTAGTACTTCTTTCATAGACTTAGGTGGCTCAATAACCTTGATTTCGTTAAGTTGCTCTTGCAATTCGTCAATATTAATTTCCATTGACACCTCTCTTTCTTATTTCTGATCTAACAATACTTTCAAAAGTCCTTGCTAGTTCCTCGACTGGTAAAGGGTTATCTGTAACGCTATTCGCTATGGTTGTTAGCTCATAGGCAGTGGCTACGTCAGCATCAACCCACTTTGATAGTAATAACCCTACAAACCTAGTTACCGCAACATTACGCCCACCCTCGTCACCAAAGCCATGTAATAGGGTATCAAGCACACGCATGGTGATTGTTTTATTACCGCTTGGGCGTGTGTGATAGTGTGGTTTCTGACTAGCCGTAACTGTATTTGCTACGGGATAATCACGCCCTCTATTTACTATCTTTTCATAGTTTGCAGGGTCTCCGGTGGTTACTGGTAAGCCTTGTAACTGCGACCATGTTAGGCTTGTACTGTCGAAAGGTAGCCCGATTTTGCTTGCTATCTCTTGGACAGTCTGCCTATAGGTCTGCTCACTCATTACGTAGCTTGGCTTTACTACAAGCCTATAACGTGGCTTATTAGCCGTGTGCTTAATAGTTGGGTAAATGATATATGAATAGCCATGTAAGGCATTATCGACAACGCTAGGAAAGTCTATGTTAGCCTCTAGCTCGTCATAGTCCAAGAAAATCAAGTCACGATAAACCAAACTAGCGTTATTGCGTTTGTAGTTGCCGTTCTCGTCTTGTTTCACCTTGCCAGCAATACAGTAGGGGGCTGAATTGCGCTTAAAATCGTCGATATTTTCACCTTGTGGCACTTTCATAGGTCTACGTTCTGCAACATAGTCAAAGGGTGCTTGTTTATCGAATAAATGTAAGTCATTACCAAAACCCTTGCTTTCGTAGATAGGCATACTTGCACCCTCTTTCTAACTTTCATTCCCCATAAATGCATAAATACTACTTCTAAGGTAATACACTTTGCGTGTCCCCTCTACTGGGGCTTGATAGCGTTTAAGTCCCGCTTCTTCCCAACGTCTTAGGGTGTTATAACTTACCCCTAATTCGTCTTGTACTTTCTGGGCAGATATTAGATCTAACTGTTTGTTATCATGTTTGGAAATGGCTTTAAGAAAGTCTTCAAAACGATTGTCAATGATTCGAAGTAGTTTGTCTTCGAATTCTTCACTTAAAACGTGCATATTATCCCCTTTCTAGTATTTTCTCGTATGCAGTCACGTCTTCGATAGACTTTAAAATGTCTAATCTTTTCTGTTCATTCTTGACTTGGTTTTCAAGAGATCTAAGCCCCTCTAATAGTTCCTCTCTGGTCTCTGCGATATAGTAACCGCTACGAATGCCAACCCTAACACCAATGATAGGAACACCATAGCGAATAACTAGATCACTGATTGCACTAGATACTAGACGGGAGTTGTAACCCGTGATAGTGGCTATCTCTCCGCCAGTCGTGGCGTTAGCACGTCCTTTCTTTAGGATTGCTAAGACTGCCATTTCCGCCTCTTGTAGTCTATTTCTTTTCATTCATACCTCTTTCTTGTTCTAGTATTTTCTTCACTACTAAATGTAGGCGGTCTATACATTGCTCTTGTGTTTCAACTATGCTCAGTAGTTGCTTTATTAGCTCGATAGTTTTCGTAGCAAATTCATCAAGAGTAAATGGATCTGCATTTAGTATCTCAAGCCCTTTCCTATATTCAGATAGATTAATAAAAGTTTTTCTTTGTTCCGTCATTGTTCGCACCTTTCTAGTTGTTATACTTGCCTTGTGATTGAATATAAGCCCCGTAACGTGTGCCTACGTTGCGCGTGGTGTTTATCTGTCACGCTATCAGTTTTAGGCTCTATATCGAGCTGAAAATAGCTCTTTTTAAGCCATAAAACAGTTAGGGCAAGCATAAAAATGATAGCTAGGACAATAAACTGGCTAGCTGATAAATTCAATTCAGTAGCCATGATTTACTCTCCTTTTTCCTCTGCCTCGTATGCTCTTAATTCCTCTGGGTTATCACATTCGAGTAGGTAAAACGCAACTCTATCTAGCTCGTTAGAATAAATTTCTGCCATATCAAAGACTGTTTCAAGAAACTTATCTGTTTCATGGCGTAGTAGCCCATTATCTGCCCCTGCGTGCTTTGCGATCATAAGAGTGTTAGCATGGTGGCGTAGTGCTTGTAAACCAGACATGATATTAGTTAGGTCAGTGCCTAGGTTATTAGATTGTTTCACTGTGATAGTGTTCTTGTTCTCTGTTTTCTTTGTCATGTTATTACCTCGATTATGTTTTAAAGCTGGTTATCTAGTTGTTTATTTTCTGTGATGCTTTATCCATTTTTAAGAGGTAGCGCTCTAAGTAGGGGTACACGATACCAGCAATTCATGGTATAATTGAGGTATCTAATTTCGATTGCTAAAACCCGACATAATATGGCTTGCCTGCCAGTGTGTTGCGTTTTAGTTGTGGATAGTTAAAGGCTTGTGAGTTTGCCGACTGCTAAGCCTTTTTTTGTTGCTCTTATTCCTAATAAAATAATTCATCAATAGTGATATCTGACTTTATTTCGGAAATCATTGTTTTTATAGCTAGCTTTTCTCTGTCGTTAAATGCAGTTTTACCAGTCTCTTTATTGTTATATGACTGAACAGAAATATTTAGTTCTTTTGCCATATCACGCTGAGTCTTACCTAACATTACTCGATAACCTTTTAATTTCGTCATATTGTTTACTCCTTTCTTATTTTTTAAATCAGACATTTATGTCCGATTCGAGAATAGTATAACAGACTTTTTTGTACGGTGTCAAATAAAAAATTGTTATTTGTTAGGACATTTTTGTCTTTTTTTATGTTACAATCAATAAGAAAGGTGATAAGTATGAGTAAATTAAGAAAATTACGAAAAGCAAAGAATATGACTCAAAGCGAGTTAGCAAAAAAGATAAAAGTATCTGAAAAAACTATCTCACGTTGGGAAAAAGATAAAACATTGATGAAAGCCAATAAAGCAAAAGAGTTGGCTGACCTCTTCGGGGTAAGCGTTGGATATCTGTTGGGGTATATTGATGATTCTGAAATATATGACGATGAAGTTGTAATAGAACCTGAAAAGGGGATGATTTTAGCTTGCTCTTTGGAACGTTTTAACAAAAAGCACCAGGAAAAGATGTTTAAAGACTTCATTACATTTTTCCGCGATAATTGTATCTTCATCAGCGATAATGAAATTTTGTCTCTATATTCTATGGTGCAGGCTGCCAATCTCAACAATGCCACCCCAAGAGGCAGACAGTTTACCGATTTGATTTTTTCTGATAATGACGAATCAAAACAAATAATTGATGATTACTCATTAGTTTTTGGTAATGAGTTTGCTAGAAACGATTTAGAGGAGCAAATCCACGGTTATATCTATGATGAAACAAACACTAAAGAAAAAGCTGAAAAACTCTTGAAAGTCTTACAATCAGCGTATGGAGAACGCGACTATCTAGATCAGTAATGTTACCATCATCAAAGTCGTAAGCCTATATAGACAAAAAGACTAATCTATTGACCATATACATAAACCAATCTAAACCCGATATAATATGGCTTGCCTGCTGATGTTTAGAAAGGTTTATCATGAAAATTAACGAGATAAAGAAAAAAGACGGGTCAACCGTCTATCGTGCTAATATATATCTTGGTGTTGATGTAGTCACTGGCAAGAAAGTAACAACTAAAGTAACCGCTAGGACAAAGAAAGAACTCAAGACCAAAGCTCAACAAGCGCAATTTGATTTTAAAGCTAACGGATCAACACGCTATAAAGAAGTAACGATAGAAACATACGAGGCGTTAGCTGCTTCATGGTGGGATAACTACAAGAATACAGTTAAAGTAAACACAAGAAAGTTACAAAAATCCATCTTAGATAAGCATCTCTTACCGTTGTTTGGTAGTTTTAAGTTAGATAAGCTTACAACCCCACTCATTCAGTCTATTATGAATAAACTGGCAAACAGTACAAATACTGGTGAAGTGGGCGCTTATCTGCATTACGACAAAATTCACGCCCTTAATAAGCGTATATTACAGTATGGCGTGGTTTTACAAGTTATTCCCACTAACCCAGCTAACAATGTTGTTTTACCTCGAAACACTCAAAAGGATAAGAAAGCCAAAGTTAAGCATTTCAATAATGACGAGCTAAAACAATTTCTTACCTACCTTGACAGCCTAGATAGCACTAAATATAATACTTATTATGATATCACGCTATATAAGTTCTTACTTGCTACGGGTTGCCGCATCAATGAGGCTCTAGCTCTTTCATGGTCTGATATTGACCTTGATAACTCGGTTGTCCATATAACAAAGACTTTAAACTGTGAAATGAAGTTAAACAGTCCAAAGTCAAAGTCTAGCTATCGAGATATAGACATAGATCAGCAAACCGTAACCATGCTAAAAAAATACCAACGCAAGCAAACTCAAGAGGCTTGGAAACTAGGTAGGACTGAAACAGTGGTATTCTCTAACTTCATAAAAGCCTATCCAAGAACTAATCAATTAACAAAGCGACTGCGAGCACATTTTGACAAAGCAGGGGTAAATAATATAGGCTTCCATGGTTTCCGTCATACTCATGCCAGCTTGCTTCTTAACTCGGGTATTCCTTATAAGGAGTTGCAGCATCGTCTAGGACATTCCAAACTTTCAATGACTATGGACACTTACAGTCACTTATCAAAAGAGAACGCTAAAAAAGCAACGTCATTTTTTGAGCAAGCACTAAAATCTATCTAAAAGTAAGCAAAAAGGTAAGCAAATTAAAATTAGAATATAAACTAGCAGTCACAAACCCTTTATTTTCAAGGGGTTTGCTTGTTCCTATAAATAATAGCGATATTTTAACATATAATATAATGGTGAGTAATATAAATGACAAAAAAAATCCTAGTCCTTCACACTGGAGGAACAATTTCCATGTCAGCGGATAAT